TGTTGAATGGTGGCCGATAAGACATAAGAAAAAAGCAACTTGTAGCGAGAAGGTCGCGCAACGCATTTTCAAGACTTTGAGATCGTTTACCCTTGATGAACAGATTAGGGCGCTTGAAATGGCGATTATTGGGGGTTACAAAGATGTTTATAAACCTAACGATAAGAAATTCTTTAAAAAAGAAGAACCAGTTGTAAATCATCCCGCCTCAAGAGTATTCAAAGCAAGCGATCAAGATTGGCCGAATTTAAGGATTGTTGATGAACTTAAATACAAAGTTGATGGTAAGGACGTTTAAAAATGGAAAGATTAGTTGATATTGGTTCTCTTGTAAGAACCCTAAAAGCGGGATTACAAAAGCCAAACCCCGCAAATCCTGATCGCAAGATGTGGACGCTGACCGATCTCGACAAGAAAACGGACGGATGGCAAACTGTGGAGGACGATTGCAACAATGCAAAATCACGTTTTCCGAAAGGTTATCAGGGCGTAAAACATAGAAATTTAGCTCGATCAAATGAACCTGAAGAACGTGTCGAAGTTGTAAACCCAAAAGATTATCCGACATGAAAACAGCCGAAAAGATCGACAAAGCAAAAATCCGCATTGCAGAACTAGAACTGCTTATCAAATACTGGGAACAACCTAAACCGAAACAAACAAATGGAAACTAACGATTTACCACTTTTTAATTATCCAGTTGCACCGAGCAACGAAACAGAAACATCAAAAGAAGCCGCCGAATCTATTAAAGACAAAGTAAACGGGATGTGTCTTGAAGTCTTACGATGTGTGAGAAACTATGAAGAAGGGCTGACTTGTGATGAAGTTGAACAAATACTTGGGATGAAGCATCAGACAGCATCCGCCCGCCTTAATGACTTGTCAAAATGTCAACCCGCGTTCCTTCAGCATCGTTTCGATTCATCAACAGGGAAACCTTTAAAACGCCCTACGCGAAGTGGCCGAACAGCAAGAATCTATTTTGTGACGCCTTGCGGGATGTCGGTGGCATGAAAAAATTATTAGAACCGCTACCTATCGCAAGGATAGAAAAAACCCACAAATACATTTGGGAACCGACAGGCGAACAGCTTGCATTTTCAACAACTCAAGTTTGTAATACAAAAACGCCTGAACAATTAGAAAACATTGAACGCTATCGCCATAAATGGCAACCGCGCGGAGAAACAGCGCATTATGCTTTGCAACAGCGGATGCTTGGCAACGACAAAATCGAAATGAGCGATTATGAAGATTGGATAAAACCTTTGATGGATTTGGAACTGTGGGAAGATTTTGAGCCGTGGGCGGTTGAATATATGCTTTGCGATCTTGAAAAATCTGTCGGCGGTCAACTTGACCTTCTGGGCTACGACAACAAATCGCAAAAACTCATGTTGATTGATTTAAAAACACAATCACAAAAGTACGCGAAACCTTATTCAACAGATGCGCAAATGGGAAGCTATCTTGAAGCGCTTGCGGAACATCATAAAATTATTCCTGATGTATGCAAAACAATTTGGGCTAGACCGAATAGATGTATTGTTGGCGAAGATCAACATACGATTGATTGCGCTTATGCTTGGTCGCAGGCGTGGAAAAGATTTGATTCTGAACAGGGGGGATTTTGAAAGAACTTGAATTTCGGGTCGTAGGTTTAGCCGCGCCACAAGGTTCAAAAACAAGAACCAGAAACGGCGGAATGATGGAATCAAGCAAAAGAGTCAAACCGTGGCGTCAAGATATTATTCACGCGGCGCTTGAAGCATATGCGGGAAATCCATTTGACGAAGCTGTTTCAATTTCTGTTGAATTTATAATGCCGCGCCCGAAGAATCATTACAGAACAGGAAAATATTCTGAATTATTAAAAGATGATGCTCCTTTTTTCTGTATGACCAAAACAGGTGATATTGACAAACTTTTAAGAAGTACGCTTGACGGCCTTTCTGTAAGTTCAGGCGGATCTGTAATAATGGACGATTCTCTGGTTGTATCTGTTAAGGCTTTGAAAAGGTATGCGGCACGTTCTGAATTGGCGGGTGCGAATATAAATGTCAAAACATTTGACAAGATATAATAAATTGGTAGACTAAAGAAGTTAGTATCCAAGCTAACATTGAAGCAACAAGACCTTACATATCCTCTTGTTAAATCAAGATGTGAATTTCTGTAAGAGCGTCAGTTGCTTCTTTAAAATTATTTACGGATTATGGAAAACCAAACAAAACCAATCGAAATCCCAAATCTGGGAGGTCTTATTACAAAAGACGATATTTATTACAAAGGCAAAGTTCCTTATTGTTCTTGGGCGAAAACAGCGCAAAGGATAAGAGAACACGCGCCAAACTGGTTCTTTGCCTTAGAACCTGATCCAAACGGACAACTTGTTTGGATGGCTCCTGACAATACAGGCTATTTGATGGGATATTATCAAAACATCGAAACAGGCGTAAAACTTCCTTTTTATCCTTACGCCGTTACAGGCTACGGAAACAAAGCTATCGAATACGGGTCAATCTCTACGAATGACATACAAAAAGCGCATCGAAGATGTCTTTGCGCTTGCGCTTGTTATTCTTTCGGCGATGCCTTTGAATTATGGGCGGGTCTTGAAGTAGAAGATGCAAAGAAAGAAGAAGAAACCGAAAAGCCGCCAGAAAATAACGATGTTGTAAGAACACCGACAAAGCCAAATCAAGAACCCGAAAAGGATTATCTAATTCCTAAACCTATAAACCCACAAGCAAGAAATTTGATTTGTGATGACATACGAAATTCAGGTCATCAAGAAGAAATACTAAAAGCCTTTAAAGAACATTTCAAACTAAAAGTAGACAAAGTACGTCCGCAAAATATTACATTATCTGAACACGGCAGATTTTTGCGCCAAGCTGTTGAAAAGTATAAAGATGATTAATGACCGAAGAACAGGCCACACGATCAGGCGAAGAAGTCATTGCGCAACTTCGATATCGCCGCAATTCTTACTACAACCGCAACAAATTTTATTTTAGAACCGATGATTCGCAAGCCACCTTAATCCGTAAATACTGCGCGAAAAATAAAATTTCGCTTACTCAATTATTCAATCAACTTTTAACAAATTTTTTTAATCATGCCTGAATTTAAATTCAAACCCGCCACACCCTATCCAATTAAATATTCAACAAATGAAAGAAGCCACGAATTTGAAGATGTAGAAAAATATCCCAAAGGGATGTCTCTTTTTATTCCTGTCGAATCTGTATCTGGTTTTTGTGACCACTTAATGAAATTGGTTGACACAAAAACTACAGAAGGAAAAGTATGGGATTATTCACAAAATAAAGAAATAGAAGTTGAAGGTATTTATATAAATGCCAAAGGGAAAGAAGGTAAATATGGCGATTTCGGGAATATAAATTTAAACTTTATTGAGCCTAAATCGGGCGATGATATTCCTTTTTAATTCTTGAATTATTATCGTCTTTTTCTTTTTTAAGACTTATCTTAATTATTTCTGTTTCGAGATCTCCAATTTTTGCAATGCAATTTTTGATGATCTCGTCTTTTTGCCAATTTTGCCGTTGATAATTTACAGCTATATCAAGCAAATATTCAAAGTCAGTTATTTCGGCCAACATCCGCGCCTGAATTTCAAGATAAAGTTGATCTTCAAGAGTTTCTGTTATGGTAAGCCAATCTTCCCAAGCCATAACAAGTTGACCTCCTTATATTGAAAATAGGCTAACTTTGGGGATTGTTTTGTTAGCCAATTTTTTGCAAAGAAGGCATTGATTACCTAATGCCTTACGCTAACCATAACTTAAAGTTATGTAACAGGCCATAACTTTTCCTTAACCAATGCGACAATTTCATTATCAATGTCTGTCTCTGTGGAAGCCGCATAGTCTTCAAGCAATCCAATCACAAGCGATTTTACCGCATTTGATTTGACAAAGAACTTCAGTATTGGCTTGATTAATCGAATCATTTTTTGTAATATATTCTTCCCAACTCTAAACAAGTTTGCTAGTTTATGCAAAAGAGTCATTAAATTATGAAAGAAGAAGAAAAAGCAGATCAAAGAAAAAACCCATTAAAAAAAATTAAAGAGACAATAGAAGACAAAGAAGAACAACTTGCTTTTATATCTGTAATTGTTCGCTTAGTTGTTGTCGGGTGGTCTGGTTTTATAGTCAGTTTAAATTACATATCTATTCCCGGCTACACAAACGAACCCAAGGACATCACGTTTCCGGCTTCGCTTCTAACTGGGGCGTTAGCCAGTTTCGGGCTTGAGGGTGCAAAGAAAAGAGGTGATGGCACTTTTAAAAAAGAAGATAAGCCACTAAATAAAAAAGAAGTTGAACAGTTATTAGCGACACAATCAGGTAACTATCAAACAATTAGAATAGAGACACCCATCAAGATTCTTGGTGCAGAAGTTGTAGACAAAAAGGAGGACAAAAAGTGAAAAAATTTTTAGGTTTATTATTATTTTTACAGTTACCGTTACAAGCTGGCTATGTCCACAAAATAACGGCATCGGCGCAAGGCGTTACAGATGGCAGCTATTCGCAGGCAAAACG